AGGAGAGCAGTTCATAATCTTTCCAGCCGTCCGCAATCCACATAGTTTGCTTCCTCCCATATATAGAGAATACTATTCCATAATAAATCACTCTATTATACCGCGACAAGGGTGGCGCGTCAAGGGAAGAAAGATGGACGAAGTGTAAATAAACGGGGGCGCTCTCGGTCTTGTTGTAGGGGTCGATGCCCACATCGACCCGCATAACATAAGGAAATCTTACGGTAGACGCGGGCCGATGTGGGCATCGGCCCCTACAAAATTTATTGAAGGCTTTTCTTGCTCTATTGAAAGAAAAGTACGAACATTCCCGTAAAAAAGAATGACAATTCACATTCACTATGATACCATAGACAAAACACCATCGGGAGGGATTCGCCATGACCATTCCACAGCTGACGGAGAAAATGATTGCCTTTTCCAAGGGCGACATTCACGATATTGACCATTTTATGAAGGTGTGGGGCTACGCCAAGACCATCGGGGAGCTGGAGGGCTTGGACGAGGGCACGCAGTTCATCCTCGAAGTGGCGGCGCTGACCCACGACATCGCCTGCCCCCTGTGCCGCGAGAAGTACGGAAGCACCATTTGGGTGAAGCAGGAGGAAGAGGGTAGGCCCATGGTGCGGGACTTCCTCGCCGATACTGCCCTCTCCCCTGCCATCATTGACCGCGTGGCCTACCTCGTGGGGCATCACCACACCCTGACGGGGGTCGAGGGCATGGACTATCAAATCCTCATTGAGGCCGATTACATGGTGAACGCCGCGGAAAAGGGGCTGGGAAAAGGCGAAATCGCCGCCTTTATGGCGGAACATTTCCGCACGAAAAGCGGCATTGCCCTCATAAAGAGCGTTTTCGGGCTGTAATGGGAACATTTTGCCACTCTGCGCCGTCAAATAGACAAAACCATTAAGGAGGACGCCACCATGAAGAAACTGCTCATTCTGTGCCTTGCCCTCGTGATGACCTTGACCCTCGCAGGGTGCTATCGGGCGAACATGCTGGATAAGGATGCCCTGCCGCCCGAGGAAGTGCCCCCTACCTGCGGCGAAGTGGACGCCGAACACGTACCCCAGTGGGGCTTGACATTTGAAACCAAGGATGTGACGGCAAAGGGCATGACGCTGGTGATTCGCCAAGAGGGCGGCGTGGAGCTGACGGGACAAATCAACACGGGCACGCCCTACGGCCTTAAAATGCGTGAGGGCGACACGTGGGTGGAGGTGCCTCTGCTCCGCGAGGACATCGCGTGGAACACCGTGGCCTACCTCGTGCCCACAGGAGGCGAGTTGGAGCAGAATCTCGACTGGTCGTGGATGTACGGGGAACTGGAAGCGGGCGAGTACCTGCTGGTGAAATCCTTCATGGACTTCCGCGCCACGGGGGATTATGATACGTTCACCTTCTCGGTGGAGTTTACGGTGGAATAAAAAAGCCCCTTAAGTTGTGCCGCACCAAAGCCTCCCCTGTGTAAGGGCAAGTCTCTCCCCAGCGGGGAGAGGTGGCTGTCCGAAGGACAGACGGAGAGGGGGGAGGTACGGTGGCACGGCGCAAGCCGTGACGGAGGGGTTGACGCAAAAATGGACAATCCCCCAGTCAAAAATCAAAGATTTTTGCCAGCCCCCTTTACACAAGGGGGCCTTTTTTGCGCAGCAAGTAACCACCGAATCCCTTGTGATTGAAAGTTTTTCGTCCTTGCATGGGGGAGCGCGAGGGGCACCCGCCCGCAGGCGGGCGTGCGAGAGCGCAACCGCACGAAGTGCGGCTCTTAGCGCGGAGCTGAGGGTATGACCCCTCGCAGTTAAATAAACTTTTTTTGCGCAGCAAAAAAGACACCCTCACGGGTGTCTTTTTTTATTCGTTCTTATTCAGCGGGGGTATCAGCAGCCGTCTCCGCCACAGCCCAAGTGCTGGGATCGGCGGTATCCTCCACCATCTTACCCACGATGAGGTAACGGAACTGATGCTGGGTGTCGCCGTTCTTGCACACGGACAGGATCAGCACCTTATCACCGGCCACAGGCTTCTCCGCACCGTTGAGGTTGGTGCTGCCGGCGGTCTCTTTCCACAGAGCGGTGAAGAAATCGTTGAACACCTGATCGTCGTTGAAGTCGTGATAGTAGATCACATGGCTGGTATCATACTGCACGCCGCCCACGATCTCGTAGGTCACACGGCGACCATCCTGATACATGTACATGACATGCTCCTGAGAGAAGTCCATCTCGCGGATGAAACGCTCGAGACCGCCGAACATGGAGCGGTTGGCCATGTTGTGACCATAGATCACCGTAACGGGATCGCTGAGGTCGCGGCCGTTGATGTACTTACCCTGCACCATGGACTCGGCAAACAGCGTGCCGGGCTTATAGCTGTTGCCATCCAGGTCGCGGTAGAGATAGTAGTTACGGGTGCTGTCGGCATCCTCGCCCGCCTGCTGTGCAGGTGCCATGGCAACGGGATAGGAGGTGTCGGACTCGATCTCCAGCGCCTCCTTGGTGCCGGGGATCTCCAGCCAGGCAAACACATCGGGATACTTCTCGAAGGTCTCCTTCATGGTGTCCACCGCCACAACAGGCTCAATGGGCGCGGGCTCCACGCGGTCGGAGTAATCGGGCTCCACAGGGCCCTGATCGATGGGCTCATCGGGGACATCCACATCGGCAGGCTTGAGGCAGACGATGAGAATCACGATGGCGATGACCGCCACAATGGCGATGAGGGCGATCAGCGTCTTTTTCTTCACCTCGCCGTTCATCTTAAAAGCAGTAATAAAGCGCTGCAGCTTTTCCTTCATTATCGTTCTCCTTTCCCGCAACGGCGGGAAAACCGCGCCGTCACATATGGAAGCATTTCTTTTTTACAGATGGAGTCATTATAGCATAGCTCCCCCTTGATTGCAACCACATTTTTCCCCCGGCAGGTGACGGCGCGGTGAACGATCAGGTCAGCTCCACGTTATAACCTGCGAAAAGATTCTTGAATCTGGTACGCTGAGCGGGGCTGATCCGCCCGTCATAGCGCTGATAGAGCAGCTTGGCGGCGGCGGTATCCCCCTTTTTGAGATAGTTGGTCATGGCCTTCATAAGGCTCTCCGCTCCCGTAGAGGAGAGGGTGCTGCCCATGGTGGCGGCGGCAGGCGTGGTGGCGGAGGTGGCCTCCCCCTTTGCCTCTGCTTTTGCCTTATCCGAGAAGTAGTCCAGCAGCAGCTGATACTGCTTGCGGTCGGCTGCGGCGGCCTCGTCGTAGAGCTTCTGGGCGGCGCTGCGCTCACTCTTCCACGCGCTCAAACTGTCGAGATAGCGCTCATAATCCGCCTCGTCGCGGCTGCGGAGCAGCTCGTACTGCTCCAAAAGTGCTGCGCCGTCGTCGCGGTAGCGGGCATAGGCCGCCTCCTGCAGCTCAGGCAGCACATCGCTGAGGCGGGCGAGATAGCCGTTGTAGGCCTGCTGGGCCGCGCTCTGGGCGTAGGTCGAGCCGTAGCCTCCCGTCAGGTGCGCGCCCTGTGCCATGGTGTCGGCCATGGCGGCTTTGCCCTCACGGGTATAGCGCTTGAGATAGCTCTGAAATGCCGCGTCGGCGGCGGGGTCGTAGGAAAATTCCTCGCGGGAATTCATCTGCTCATACAGCTGCGCCAACTGCTCGTCGAAGGCCGAGTCGTATTCCTCGGGCGCAAGGGCATCGAGGCTCTTGGCATATTCCAGCGCAGCCGCCGTGTCGGCAGAGGGCTGAAAGCCCTGCTCCAGCCGTTCCAGTGTCGCCGCCGTGTTGGTCGATACGGTGGGGGTCAGCTGGGCGACCGCCTCCTCCGCCGCCGCAGCATCCAACAGGCTGCCCCAAGTCTCATCGCCGACGATACCGTCCAGCTTAAGACCCTTTTTCTTCTGATAGGCGCGGACGGCTTCTTTCGTCTTTGCGCCGAACACGCCATCCACCTCCAGCGTATAGCCGTGGTGATTCAGCGCCTCCTGCAGCTCTTTTACCACACTGCCGGAAGAGCCGTAGGCAATCATGGGATAGGTAGATGCCATAAAAGTTTCTGCTCCTTTCTTAAGTCCAACGGGAAGAACGCTACGCAGTTCTTTTCCACATATACACCGCCAGATAGGGCGGCATCAGAGAAAAGGCCGCGCCGCTGCCGGCACTTTGTGAGGTGATGTCCACCCGATGATTGTGGGTGATGTCCACAAACCATGTGTTCAGCTCACGGCTGCCGCTGCCGTAGCCCCATGTCTCGGCATACACGCCGTATTCGCCGCTCTGTCCCGTGCGGATGTTGGGGATGCCGTGGTCATGTCCCACATTTTCCGCGTCGGCATAGCCCAGCACACGGTGGCTGTGGGCAGGCATCTGGGATGTGGTGAGGGTATGGGTGGCAGCGCCGCCTGTACTCTCGGCGGCGTGGCTGCTGTCGGCGGCGAGAAGGAATTTCCCCTCAATGGCCGCCCATGTGCCGCCGAAGAGGGTGGCGGGATTGGCGGCGTTCAAGGACAGATACACCGCACCGATGGGATAGACCAAATCGAGGAGGCGCTTGCCTCCCACCGTCAGCGTTCCTGCGCTGACTTCCCCTGCTACGGTTACCTGCCCGTCAAAATGGGCATCCCAAGCACAGTGGAGGCCGTCAGATTCTGCCCGCTTGCCGAAGGCTGCCCCCTGTCCCCCCTCGCGGAGATGGAAGGCCACTGCCGCCGTACCGCTCATGGCGGTGACGGTCTTGACGCTGCCCAGCGTATCCACCGCGGAGAATTCCGCCTCGTATACCGCCTCCCCATCGGCGGGAAGGATGGCAAAGACGCCGCTTTCCAAGGGTACGGGGCTGCCCCACTGCCCGCCTGCGGGACGGATGGACACCGTGAGGGATAGGCCGTTGCGCCCGTCCACAGAGGCAGCGGCGGCTGAGGCCCGCACCTTGAGATAGCTGCCGCCGCTGTCGGCTGCACCCTCCGCGTTACAGCGCATGACGCTGATACCCGAGAGCTTGGGGGGATGGTAGTCCCACACGGTGAGGGCGTCACCCTCCACGGTGACGCCTCTGCCGCGGGAATCGGTCACGCGTGCCGTGGGGATGAGCTGCCCCGCCGCACTTAAAGGCGGCGTCTGCCCCGAAAAGGCCGCCATTTGCTGGGCGCCCAAGGAGAAGGTGCAGTCCTCCACCGTTGCGCCCAGTGCGCCCTCTGCCGTTACAGAAAAGCTGATGCGGCTCACATCGCGGATGGCAAGACCCCACGATTGCGCCACGGCGTTGTCGTTGACAATGGTGCAGCTCAGGCTTGCCGCAGGCCGCACCGTATCGGGCACATAGAGGGTGAAGGGCGCGGTAACGGTGCAGACATAGGGCTTATCGAGGGCGTCGATGGTGCTGTCGAAGGCCATGTCCGCCCGCAGCTCCCCAGATGCCGACACCGTATCGGGCAACTCTCGACACCATGCCAACGGCACATCCCAGCCGTAGATGACCTTGGTATCACTCTCGGAGAGAACGGTCATGGCTATCCTCTCCTCCAGCCCCGCCACGACGGCGGTAAAGGCGGCGCTGTACTGCCGCGAGGGGCGATTCAGTATGACGCTCACCTGCTGTCCCGCCACGGCGGCGGGAACGGTCAAAGTAAAATCAGAAGCGGTTGCCATCTCTTATCCTCCCATCCATTGAAATGCCAGCCCCGCCGTGCTGTCCATGCGCCACTGCCCCACATTGAGCCCCGACAGCACCGTAATGTCGGTGATGTAGAGGCGGTTGTCGGAGAGGTAGGCGATTTCCGTATCGTCCTGCCAAAAGCCGAGGCGGCGGGCGGTAAAGACGGCGCGGAAGTTGTTCTGCTCCACCACCGTCTCCCCATCCACCTCGCGGGTGGTGAGGTTCTGCCCCACCGCCACGCCGTAAACGGGGGTATCAACCTCATAGGAGACGATACCCGTGCGGATGTAGCCCTGTGTATCGAGGCGATAGTGGGTAAAGGCCGCGTCCACTGCCGCCACATTGGCCTGCAAGTCGCTCCAAAAGCCGTAGTATTGGGTCAGCGCCTCGGGATTGGCCTCTAAATAGGCGCTGAGACGCTGGACATAGGTGCCGAACTCCGACTGGGCAACATATTCCTCACGGAGCTGCGCCGTAAGGGATTCGGTGGTCTTTTCCACCTGCTCCGCCGTCTTGACGATTTGAGAGCGGAGATTTTCATACTGCTGCTGCAAGGCCGCCATGGCGCTGCCCGAGGGGGCTTGCTGCACTCCGCCGTGACCCTGCACCGCTGCGCCGCTCTCCAGCGCTTCCAGCGCCAAATTCAGCTGCTGGGCCATCTGAAAGAGGTAGGAATACTGCCGCGCGGCGATTTGCGCCGCCGTACCTGTGGGGTAGGGCGGCATGGAAATGGTGGTCATGTTCCTCCCCCCTTACTTTTCATACACGGCGGTGAGGGCATGAACGGTGCAGCCGCCCTTGCCGTAGAGCTTCAGCTTCAAAAAGGGGGCGCGCACCGCCCGCACCGCGAGGGTAGCGGCGCGGAGATTGCCCTTGCCCTTCACCGTGCCGCATTCACGCCATGTCGTGCCCCCATCGTAGCTGACGGCGGCGTGAGCCTCCGCCCCTATTGCCGCCTCGAGGCGCACCTCCAAGCGGGCGAGATACCGCTCCCCCTCCTGCGCCACACCGATGGGGGGCGTCTCGGCGTACCACTGGATAGCCGCCGCCTCCTGTGCCCCCGTCAGCCCGTGGAGCGACACCACGGCGCTGTCGGTGAGGGCGTAGAGTTCCGCCCCCTTGCGGGCGAACTGGCGCACAGGCAGATTGTCCTGCCGATGCCACAGACCACGCTTGGTGTCGAGGGTGAAGAGGTGCTTCCCATCCTCGGCAGTGAGGGCGAGATAATACACCCCGTCCACCGCGCCGCCTGCGGCGTTGCTGCCCCGCACATCACCCAAGGGCTCGCTGAGCAGCTGGGGCAGCGACCCGTCGAAGCCGTACACGCCGCCAACACCATGGTAGTACAGCACGCCCTCGCTCATGGCGAGGCTGCGGTGGCTGCCGCGCGCCACGCCGTCACATTCCAGCGTCACCACTTGGTGGGCGCCATTGCCCGAGATGTAGAGCCGCTCGATGCAGTGTTCCTTAAAAAAGAGGACGCTGCCCAAATAGGCCGCCGCTCCTGTAAACACGCCGTCAGAGCCACGGGAGGCGGCATAGCTGTCGGAGGCGAGACCTTGGAAGCTGTTCCAGCTTTTGAAGTTGCCGAGGGCACTGCCGTACACGGCGTTGACGCTCTCGCCATTGACGATGCCGTACTTGCAGCCCCACAAACGGTTGCCGCACTGGCAGATGTAGTCCATGTCGGGCACATAGCGCCGCAAGGTCAGCGCCACATCGAGGGTGGTCTCGGCGGCGGTGGTGAGGGCAATCACAATGCTGTCGCTGTCGCAGGAAAGGAGAGTGTATGTCCCCTCGGGCAGCACGGCGCCGCCACCTGCGATATACACGCCCTCACCTGCCATAAACTCCCTGCCGATACCCGCCGCCTGTACGGTGGTGTGGCTGAAGGCGCCCTCCTCATCATCGGGTGCAGCGGTGGGGGTCAAGACCACGCTCCCCGTGGTGGTGGTCTCGCTCTCCAGCGAGCCGTAGTCAGAGAGGTCTGCGGTGTTGATGTAGCACTTGTCGGGCCAAATAATGAGGTATGCCCCCATGGACACCAGCTGCTTGTCCCCTTCCGTGAGGGTCAGCGCCGTTTTAAGGCCGTTGATGTAGAGGTGGGTGCCATCCACATAGATGAGGGCGTCCTTCACCGTCATGCCGCCTCCGTAGCCCGCTAAATTCGCCACCGTGCCGCGCTTGGGGCGTACCTTCAAGGCAGGATACCCCTCAGAGGAGAGATTCTCCATGGCCGCGAAGCTGCCCAGCGCCGCCCCTTCACGGCGGTCGAGGCCGAGAAAGCGACCCACCGCCGTTCTGCTCTCACCTGCGGACTTCATTCCCATAAAATACATCTTCCCCCGCCTCCTTTACGCAAAATGCAGGGACTTTACCCCCTCACGGGGAGGGGAAGTGCGGCACACGAAATCCCGAAGTGTCATAAGGGCGTTGTTCCACATGGCGGCGGCGTTGTTGTAGCGGGTCATCTCGCCGTTGGCGTAGTGGATTTGGGCCTCTACATAGTGGCGGTACAGCTCTTGGTGAGGGGCGGGAGCGCAGAGGGTGTCCTCCTCCCCCAGCTGCCCCATGGCAGAGGCATCAAGGCCATAGACCTCGGCGCGGATAAAGCCCTCGGCCTGTGTGACCCAGCGGCACTTCTCCTCGGTGGTGTAGCCGTTGGGGAGCAGGGCGTCCACCTGCGCAAGCACCGCCGAAACGGTCAAATTCGCCATTGCCTTCCCCCCTTACTCTGCCATCTTGTCCACATAGCGGCGCGCCTCATCCGCCATCATCTGTGCGTTTTCCAGCACCTCCGCCACATAGTCGGGCACAGACACCGTCGCACCCTTCATGATTTTCCAACTTCTGCCGTTCACCGACACGATGACGAAGTTCTCCTCCTGCTTGCGGCCACGGGGGATACACACCGCCACAGTGGGTGCTTCTTCCTTCTTCACTGCTTTCTTTGCCATGATGATTCCTCCTTGATGCGTTAATGAATAACGAATAATGAATGATGAATGATGAAGAATTTGGGGCGGCGAAACGCCGCCCCGTTTCAGCGGGCTGTCGGCAAGCGCCAGCCCCTACAAAGGTTGCTGAACGCCCTCGCTCTTATTGTAGGGCGGGGTGCCCTCACCCCGCTGCGGACGGTGGCACACCGTCCCTTGGCTCCCCTTGTCAGGGGAGCTGCTGAGCGCAGCGAAGCTGAGGGGTAGTCGTTAGACCTTTTACGCGGAATGTTTGTACTTTCTTTTCATCAGCGAAAAGAAAGTACCAAAGAAAACGCCGCGTGAAACCCATGGTTTCACGACTTCCTTCCCGCGCTCCACATCTCCCACGACGATGGCGCTCCTCGCGTAAATTTCTACGGAAAAAACTTCGCCGAAAGGTAGCACTGCCTCTGCTCCTCTTTTCGCTGCCGCTTTTACTCTGAAATGTAGGAGATGTTCTTGTCCTTTCGTAGGGCGGGATGCCCACATCCCGCCGCGTCTACCGATACACTTCCCTATGTTGACGGCGGCCTGAGGGCAGGCCGCCCTACAACATCTCAAGAGGCTTGCGGTAACCCCTAACTGTTAACTGTTAACTGTTAATTGTTAACTGTTAATTGGCCATGTCCTCGTCGGAGTAGGAAGAACCGCACTCCACGCGGAGGATGTACTCATCGTACAAAATGGCGGCGGCATGGACACCCTTCCAACCCACGGAAGAGCGCTGATCCAGAGGATCGGCAGTGCCGGAAGAGCCGCGGGGCTTGACGATGACCTCGGTGCCCTCGCTCAGGTCAATGACGCCGTAAGCGCCCTTGCCGATAAAGAGGCAGCCGTACACCGCGCCGCCCTCTGCGCCGCCCTCGGCGGGATAGATACTGTCGCCGACGGACACAGCCACATTCTCCATAAGGGAGAGGGTGTTGGCGGTGCTGCTGATAACCAGATAGCGCTTGCCGCCCACCAGAATGAACTTGCCGCCCAGTGCGTTGGCATCCAGCGTCTCCTTCACGGTGATGGTATTACCGGTGGAAGCGGAGGCCACCGTCAGATTGCGGTTTTTCTCGGTCAGATCCTTACCGCGGAAGATCTTGGCCTCGGTGGTCTCCACGAAGCGGACGCCGTGGAGCTCGCCGATCTCGCCGGAGAACAGCTCCGTGGCGGCAGCGTACTGATGTGCCGCGATCCAGTCGGGGTCGTTACGCAGGTCGAAGGCCACGCTGGGGTGGAGAATGCACACATACTTGCCGTCAAAGGTGGGGGCATTCATCTTCTTCAGGGCAGTGGCGGCGCGGGCCACCAGTGCGGCGGTCAGCTTGTTGGCCTTGCCCAGCTCATAGCGGTGCAGCACTTCGGTCTCGCTGCCGTCTGCGTTAATGGTGGGGGCATAGATGACCTTGGTGCCCTGCTGGATCTCGTTACGGGTGACGGTGTCGAGGGTCAGACCCATGTTGGCGCCGTGACGGTCGGTGATCTCCAGCACCACATCGTCGATAGCGGTCAGATCCAGCATATCGGACACGGTGGTGTAGTCACCGTACTGGCTCAGCTCCTTGGTGATGTAGCTGACGGAAATGCCGCTGCCATCGGGGGTGACACCCTCGGTCAGAGGGGTCAGTGCCTTCTCAAAAGAGCCGAACTTACGCCACTCCACCGTCTTACCGCCGCCCACAGGGACGCCACGGGTAGCGGCGAACTGGTTGTGGACAAGGGCGGGCTTGGCGTTTTCCAGCAGCTCCATGCCGTAGTAGGTTTTCATCTCGGCGCTCAGCGCGCCGGTAGTCTGGGTATTCATATTGCTCATGGTTGGTAGTTCCTCCTTGTTATTTTAATAAGCGCCGTAGGCGCCTTGGCTCCCCTTGTCAGGGGAGCTGGCTCACCGAAGGTGAGTCTGAGGGGTAGTCGTTCTCTCCCTCCGTCTTTTGCCTTCGGCAAAATCCACCTCCCTCGTCAGAGGGAGGCAAGGGAGCGCTTTGCGCTCCGCTCGTCTCCCAAGTATTGCCCTTTTCCTGCGCCCCTTAGGGACAGGCGCATTTTGTTGGCAGTGGTAGGTCACGACCCTTTCACCAATAGGCGCAAATATAGCGGTTGTTGCCTTGAAATGTGCAACAAGGGAGAAAATTTTTGAAAATTTTCTTGGGATGCTGCATCCCTCGGCAGTAATTCGGCGCGTTAGCGCCCTTGGCTCCCTCTGACGAGGGGGCTGCCGAAGCGTTAGCGAGGCTGGGGGAGAGAATTTTACGCGGAATGTTCGTACTTTTCTTTCAATAGCGAAAGAAAAGTACCAAAAGAAACGCCATTTGAAACCCATGGTTTCAAAACTTCCTTCCCGCGCTGATGCCTACCCACAACGATGGTGTTCCTCGCGTAAATCTCTGCGGAAAAAATCTCACCGAAATGTTGTATCGTCTTAAGCTCCTCTTTTCGCTGCCGCTCTTGCTCAAAAATGTAGGAGATGTTCTCGGTCTTATCGTAGGGCGGGATGCCCACATCCCGCCGCGTCTACCGATGCACTCCCGTATGTTGACGGCGGCCTGTGGGCAGGCCGCCCTACAACATCTCAAGAGGCTCACAGCAGAACAATAACTGTTAATTGTTACTTGTTAATTGTTAATTGAACCTCACCTTCTCCCCTCTTGCCACGCGGCGGCGAATCTCCTGCCGCTCCTTCGCCGTCAAACGGCTGGGGTCAACGGACATGACGGCGGCAGCGTGGCCGCCGCCCCCATTTTCGGCAATGCGCCCGCCACTAAGGGAGCGGCTCAAATCCTGCCCCGCCCGCTGTGCCCCGTAGGCCACGGCGCGGCGCAGCATCTCCTCCATGGCGGCGCGGCTGCGTACCATCTCGCGGTATTGCAGCGCAAGGCGCAGCTGCCCCTCGCTGCTCTCACGGCGCAGCGCCTCATTCTCACGGTGGAGGGACTTCAAGCGCCCCTCGATGATTTTCTGCACCCTCGCATCAAACTCGGGCTTATATTTCCCGCGGATAAGGTCGTCAAAGCTCTCCTCAGCGGGACTTGCAGGCATCTCCTGCACTTCAAGATTGGTATTTTCTTCCATATGTTCCTCCTATGGGATGGTATTGAAACGCCCTCGGTCTTATCGTAGGGCGGGATGCCCACATCCCGCCGTGGACGGTGGAACACCGTCCCTCGCCTCCCTCTGACGAGGGAGGTGGATTCGCCGAAGGCGAAGACGGAGGGAGAGACGACTACCCCTCAGTCTCGCCTATCGGCGAGCCAGCTCCCCTGACAAGGGGAGCCAAGGCGCCTACGGCGCAAACTACCTATTACTTGTTACTTGTTAACTGTTAATTATTCCCTCTCACCGCGGTCTCGCCGTCTGCCTTGCGGCTCTGCGACTGCGCTCCATCACACCCGCGTATCCCTTGCCGCCCCCATTGGGGGAGGTGGCATTTGCCGCAGGCAAATGACGGAGGGGGCTGACATCGAGGACGCTTTCATCAGTCGCACCCTCATCACGCTCCATCGCTTCCCACTCTTCTCGCAGGGCCGCCGCCAAAGCCGTACCCTTCTCGGCATCCACCGCCGTACTGAGGGCCAACAGCTGCTCGCGGAGCTTCGCCACCTCCACCCGATAGTCGGGCTGGGCAATGGCGGCAAGGAGGGTGTCCTTATTCTTAAACTCCATCAGCTCCAAGCACTTCCGCGCCTGTGCCGCCATATCCTCGCGGAAAAAGCCCATCTGGTACAGCTGCAGCGCCAGCTGATTGTACTCCATGGTCTTGTAGGGGCTCTCCTGCTCCGCCCCAATCTCCAAATCGAAGGCAGGCAGACGATACCGCACCGTGGCCCCATCGTGGAGGGCACGCTTCTGCAACCCCGCACCGTCGTAGGTGATGAACTCCATCCCCTGCCCGTCGGCGAGGCGGAAACTGCGGGGCAGACGGTAGAACTGGCGAATGAGATGGATGCACAACTCCACCACATCGGAGAAGGCCTCGTAGCTGTCGTCAATCATGTTGCGGCTCAGCTTACCGCCCGATTCCTGCAAGGCGGCGATAGCCGTAGCCGCCGTGACACCTGCCGCCGTGCCGCCGTTAGACACATCGCGGTTGCCCGCCGTCTCCTTCATCTCGGCGATTTTGTGGTTTAAATAGGCCACATACACCCCATCCAGCCCCGCCGTCTTAATGGGCGCAATGGAATCGGCTCCCAAGTTGCCGTTGGTGTGGACGAAGGGCCGCGTCCAGTCGGCGTACTCGTTCTCGTTCACCGCGCCATCGTCACGGATGAAGAAGCGGGGCGTCGCCGCCGCCAGCGTGTTCTTCAAAATGGCTTGGTTCATCAAATCAATCTGCTTTTGAGAACTCTTGCACAGGTCAATGTAACCGTAGCCGCAGGGCGTACCCTCCTCGGGGAAGAGATTGTCGAACACGAAGGGGTACTTCCCGTGGTCGTACCAACCCCGCTGCGCCAGCTCGGGGTCATTCTCCGTGGCGTACAGCACCTCCTCCCCCACAAACTTGCAAAACTGCACCGTGTCCCCGAGATGGTAGTACCAATCCACCACCACGGACTTGTCGGAAGTGTCCACCGCGTCGTCGTAGAGATAGCGGCTGAGGGTCATGCCGCTGCGGGAGAGCTTACCCTTCAGCTGGGGATAGGCGGCGCAGAGCTTTTGGTTGTCCACCAGCTCCGTGGAGAAGAAGTGGGCGCTCTTCTGCACATCGGTGATACCAGGCTCCCAAAAGAGGTTCAGTAAGTCCATGGAGCGGACGGTAATATCTCCCATGCCCCCCAACTTCTCCCCGTCCCAAAACACGCCATACACGGCGCAGCCCGACTTCAGCTTGCGCCACCAGCCGTCGGAATAGGTGCGGCGAAAGCGGTCGTTCTTCAAAATGACGGGCAGAATACGGCTGAGGCGGCGCGCCTCTTCCGTGTCGTCCGCCTCACGGGGCAGGACGGTAGGCTGGGGATAGGCGTCCATGGCGTCGGCGTGCTTGGAGAGGATGCAGTTCACCAGCCAGCCGCTGCGGGGACGGGGGTCGAAGCTGTTGCCGCCCTCCCCCGCCTTCTCCATCTGCTCCCAGTGGCGCAGTTTCCAAAACTGCTCGTTGTCGATGATGCGCTGTTCGAGGTGCTTTTTGCCCTGCTTGTACTTTTTGAGGATGTCCATAGCGCGGCGCACTTCCTCCGCGCCGATTTTCGGGGTAGCGAGCTGCAATTCCTCACGCCCCACATCAACTTTCCGTTCCATTCTTCGTGTACCTCCTTGCAGAATAAATGGGTCTCTCTGCCAATAGGGATAAAAAAGCCCTCTGTTGCCTTGAAATGGACAACAGAAGGAAAAATTTTTGAAAAATTTTTGGGATGCTGAATCCAAAGGCAGTAATTCGGCGCGTTAGCGCCCTTGGCTCCCCTTGTCAGGGGAGCTGGATTTTTGCGAAGCAAAAAGACTGAGGGGTAGTCGTTCTCTCCCTCCGTCTTTTGCCTGCGGCAAAAGACACCTCCCTCGTCAGAGGGAGGCAAGGCCCTTCGGGCAGCCTGCTCCTCCGCAGAGGGCTGCTATTGAAAGCACCCCTTGCCATGACGGGCGACCACATGGGGTCGCCCCTACAAATTCTACCGAGACCCTCCCGTAATGTTGTAGGGCGGGGCCCATGTGCCCCGCCGCGTCTATTGGAACACTTCCGTATGTTGACGGCGGCCTGTGGGCAGGCCGCCCTACAACACCACAGGCGACCTTCCCTAAACCTTGTAGGGGCTGGCGCTTGTCGACAGCCCGCTGAAACGGGGCGTCGTGAACGCCGCCCCCTACAGGGCTTGCAAAACGCCCTCGGTCTTGTCGTAGGGCGGGGTGCCCACACCCCGCCGCGGACGGTGGCACACCGTCCCTTGGCTCCCCTTGTCAGGGGCAAGACTCTCCCCAGCGGGGAGAGATGTCACCGAAGGTGACAGAGTGGGGGGAGGTGCTGGATTTTTGCGAAGCAAAAAGACTGAGGGGTAGTCGTTCTCTCCCTCCGTCTTTTGCCTGCGGCAAAAGACACCTCCCTCGTCAGAGGGAGGCAAGGCCCTTCGGGCAGCCTGCTCCTCCGCAG